CGCGCTGACGTTCGACAACGACGGGAAGGTGCCGCAAAACACGTTCACAGTGGCGTGTCAGAAATCACTTGTGTGGTATTCGGGGGTGTATCAATCGCTGGATGCGCCGATCAGCGTTGGTAACTACACCGGGAATGCTTACGCAGGCATCGGTGGCTATATGGGCAACTTTGGTGTTATCGGTTCGTGGCCTACGGTTTGGAGCGTGACGAATGGCGGCCCTGCAATCACGCTCGGCCCGCCGCCGAAGCAGGCATATACGTTCCCTGCCGACATGGTCGCCATCAAAGGGTACATCGATGGCGTGATGTTCGCCAATACGGCGAGTGAGGCGAAGGTCAGTAACTGGTCGTCGAACAAGATTGGCATTCAGTCCAACCCCGACGGCAGCGGCGCTGGCGGTATCTCGTGGGTGCGAGATATTCGTGTCTGGAATCAGGTAATGCCGATCGACGCGAACGGGGACGTGGTGGAAGCGAGCGGTTCGCCATCGGGCGGCGCGGTGTTGCGTGCGTTGCGACAAAAGTACATGCGTGAGCGCGACGAACGCGAGCGCGCGGATCGTGAGTTCTACGCCCGGCTGGAAGCGGGCGATGAGCAATAACCCGCACCGACGCGGCACGTCGGGTACATATTCGTGGTGATGACCATGTCTGAAATCGAGCAGGAACAGAACGGCGCGGCTGAATACGCGCATGATGAACAGTCCGAAGCTCCCGTCCAGCAGGAACAGGACGCGGAGCAGAACGTCGCTGCGGACACGACGGAAAACACGGAAACGGACGAGCAGAAGAACGAGCGAATCCTGCATGAACGTCAGGAGCGTTCGCGGCGCGCTGCAAGCAGGGTGCAGCAACGCTTCGACGAACTCACGCGGGACAAGTATGCCGAGAGGGCAGCGCGGGAACGGGTAGAGCGGGAGCTAGATGAGTTGCGTCGCGCGTTGCGGCAGCAGCAGCAGCCGCAGGACGGCGACGGCGCACCGAAGCGCGACCAGTTCGACGATTACGAATCCTATATCGAAGCGCGGGCATCATACCGCGCGACGAAGGAGATGGTCGGCAGACTGGAAGCGATGCAGCGTCAGGTCGCCGAGCAGCAACGCGCGGAGCATGAACTGCGCGAGCGCAACAGTGTCTTGCAGGCGATTGCTGATTCGACGGCCAAGTTCCGCTCGCAGGCGAAGGACTTCGACGATGCGATGGAAGCTATTGCCGACATTCCGTCGTCGCCGATCCTCGAGCGCGCGATTGCTACCGCAGACAACCCGGCCGCTATCCTCTACGCGCTTGGCAAAGACCCGGAACGCGCGCGGAATATCGCGATGATGGACCCGTTGCAGCAGGCCAAGATGATCGGCAAGATCGAACACGAACTGCGCTCTACTTCCGTGAGAGTGTCCAATGCGCCCGCTCCGGGCAAACCCGCTGGCGCCAAGGGTGGCGCGGCGAGTGAGCCACCGGAGGACCCGGAGGCATATTTCCGGTGGGCCGAGAAGAACCTTTCATAGCAGGAGTTTTCAGTCATGGCAAACGCATTTCAGAATCCCAACACGTTCACGTCGGCTACGCTGCGTGAACTGGAGAACGCGCTTGTGTTCTCCAAGCACGTCTCCCGCAAGTACGACGACAAGTTCGCCAACGAAGGCGGCAAGATCGGCGACACGCTGAACATCCGTCGGCCGGCGCGGTTCACGGTGACGTCCGGCGCCAGCTTCTCGGCGCAGGACTACACCGAGACGTCGATCCCGCTGGTCATCAACGCGCAGAAGCACATCGACACGTCGTTTACGACCGCTGACATGACGCTCAAGGTCCAGGACTTCGTGGCGCGTGTGATCCGGCCGAAGATGATTCAGTTGGCGGCGCAGATCGACTACGATGGGCTGACGCAGGCGAAGAACTCGGTTGGTGCGCTGGTCGGCACTGCGGGAACGTCGCCGAACAACGCCTCGTTTCTGTTCGATTGCGGGAAGGCGCTCGATCGGTTCTCGACGCCGCGCGACGGTGAGCGGTACCTTGCGATCGACGAGACGTCGAACGCTTCGCTTGTCGGCGCGATGACGGGCTTCTTCAACGACCCGCGCCTGATTTCCTCGCAGTTCAAGGATGCGGTGTTCGTCGACGGTACCAATACCGTCGGGCTGAAGATCGGCATGTCGCAGAATGTGAACCGGCACACGACCGGGCCGCTCGGTGGAACGCCGCTCGTCAACGGCGCAGCGCAAGGGCTCACGTCGGGATGGGCGAACACGACGAGCCTGGTGACGGACGGCTGGACGGCGGCGGCGGCAAACCGCCTGAAGGCTGGCGATATCTTCACCATCGCGAACGTGTTTGCGGTGAACCCGGTCACGCGCCAGAACACCGGCGTGCTGATGCAGTTCTGCGTTACCGCCGATGCGTCGTCTGATGGGTCCGGCAACCTGACTGCGGTCATCACTCCGGCGATCATCTCGGCGGGTGCGTTCCAGAACGTCAACGCGGCTCCTGCGGACAACGCGGCCCTTACGGTCGTCGGCACGGCCAACACGGCCTATGTCCGCAACATCGCGTGGCACAAGGACGCTTTCACGCTTGGGTGCATCGACATCGAGGATGTCTCGCGGTTCGGGACGTGGGGCGCGCGCAAGTCGTACAACGGTATGTCGCTTCGTGTGGCGCGGCAATACGCCATGTCGACGGACACCGTCGGAACGCGCGTGGACGTGCTCTACGGGTGGGCGACGCCCTACCCGGAACAGGCCGTGCAGTTGATCGGCGCGTAACGTAGCAGTGCGGGGCGGGCCTTCGGGCTCGCCCTGCCCAACACTTAGGAGATGATATGGCAACGTCGAGTTACAAGCCTCCGCGACACGTCTACTACGGGCCGATCGACCCGGCGACGGGCGAGCGCGCGAACGAGCCGGTGTACACCTACAAGCCGTGGCCTGCGATCTACTACCGCATGGCGACAGATGGGGTGACGGTCGAATCGGAGGTGTTCGAGTCGGCCGATGATCTGGCGTCGGCGGGCAGCGAATGGCGCGATTCGATGGCGAAACTCGGGATGCCGTCGTCGCATCCGTCGCAAGATGAGCTCAAGGCCATGCGTGAGAAGGCGCGGGCCGAGACTATCAAGCAGAGGAAGGTGGCGGCATGACGACCGCGCGCGACTTGATCGAGGATGCAGCGGCCGAGATCGGCGTGTTTGCGTCCGATTCGGCGTTGTCCGATGCGGACGCGCAGATCATGTTGCGCCGCTTGAATCGCATGATGGACTCGTGGAGCGCAGAGGGGCTCGCGGTGTATGAGCGATATGACGAGTCGCTGACGCTATCGGCAAACGTCGCGAGCTACTCGACCGCGCTGCTCGCGGGCGGGCGCCCGGTGCGCGTCGACGGCGTAACCGTAACGGTCGGTGGCGTTGACTACGACATGCGGATGGTCTCGAATGCGAACTACGACGAGATCGGTTACAAGTCGGTGGCCGGCATTCCCGATATGTGCTACGTGCAAATGGGGATGCCTGACGCGACGCTGTACTTCTATCCGGCTCCGTCGGCCGCATACACGGCGAAGGTTACGGTATGGCGTCGGATGCCGAACGGGATGGCGTTGACGACCACAGTTAGCTTGCCTCCGGGTTACGAAGAAGCAATCGTCACGAATCTCGCGGTGGCGTGCGCGCCGATGTTCGGCGCATCGCCGCAACCTGCGACGGTGGAGAATGCGCGCGAGAGCAAGGCGACGATCAAGCGCAACAACACGCAGCATATCGAGATGGACCTGAACCTTCCGGGCGCATCCTCGCGCGCGGGGTTCATTGACATGGGGCCGATCCTATGACGTTTCCTGTTGAACCGTTCCAAGACATCGTCATTGCCGAGCAGATCACGGAGGATGTTACGCCGGCAGGGCTGATCCTCCCGGGTGACGAGAGCAAGACGCGATGGGCGAATGTCGTCGCGGTTGGTCCGGGGCGCACCTACGCTACCGCGATGAACGCGACCGGCTCGATCGAGGCTGGCGTGTTCGTGCCTACGACGGTCAAGGTCGGCGACAAGGTGTGCTTCGACCTTCACCAAAGCGGCGGCCGACCGCTGAAGCTCAAGGACGGGCGCGAGTATCTGTTGTTCCGGGAAGGCGACTTGATCGGAAGGGAACGCGGTGGGGGCTGACGGCACTATTGTCCAGTTGTTCGGCGTCGGAAGCGAGGCCGTGTCGGCCGTCGTTTCCGCGCAGCGTCGCGTCAACATGTACGCGGACACGTCGAACGCGCAGGACAAAGGCGGGCTGACGCTGTATCCGCGTCCGGGGCTCGCGATCTACGACGAGTCGTTCGGGCCTCGTCTCGTTCGCGGGTTCATGGACGGCGAATTGTCGCAATCGTTCAATGGCGCGCTGCCTCCGACAGTCGGATGCATGGTGGCCGGTGATTTGATTTTTCTGGTCCCCGTGCCGCAGTCGGCACCGCTTGGAATGCTAGGTTTCGGAGCGATCGCGGGGGCGGCGATGGAAACGTCGACGGGGCGCGTCATGATCGAGCGCAACAGCGGGCAAATCATCGTGGTAGATGGGACGACCGGTTACGTCGTCAATACCGCAACCGGGGTTGTAACAACGCTATCCTCGCACGCTCCGGCGGCGGGGTTCCCGAACGGCGCAACGACGGTGTCCTATCTGGCTAGTCGGTTCATCGCGAACGGGCCCGACGGCCGTTTCTACTGGTCGGCGCTCAACGACGGGCTGTCGTGGTCAACGCTCGACTTCGCGTCAGCAGAGCTGGCGCCGGACAATCTCGTTGCGACATGGGTCAGCAACGGGCAGTTGCTGCTGATGGGCGAATACACGACTGAGTTTTGGGCGCCGTCTACCGGCTCGGCCGCGTTCGCGCGAGTGTCCGGGGCTGCGGCGCCGTGGGGGCTGTTGTCGCCGTGGTCGCTCAAGCGCGTGGGCAGCGGGACAATCTTCCTCGGACGCAATTATCAGGGCGACACCAAGGTACTGATGCTCAACGGCTACGACGCGCAGGTTATCTCGACGCCGAACGTCGAGTCGCGCATTCAGGCTGCGCAGGAAAGCGCGGGCGTTGCGGTTGCGATGTCGTTCGCTTCCGGTGGGCATACGTTCTACCGGTTGCGGTTCCCGTCGTTCACGTTGCGCTATGACCTGACGACGAACGCATGGGACGAGGACACGACGGGGCCGGACGGGGCGAACTTCTGTGGCGAGCATGGCGCGCTCATCAACGGGGCGTTTCTGGTGTCCGATGCGTCGCGATCGAAGATTTACTACCAGCAGGAGGATGCATATGCGGACTACGACCGGCCGATAGTGCGCGAAGTCGTAACGCGGCACACGTTCTCCGACTACGACCGCACGACGGTAGACAAGCTCGGCGTCGATTTCGAAACCGGCATCGGGCTTGTCTCGGGGCAGGGGTCTAACCCAATGGCGATGCTGCAAGTGTCGCGCGACAACGGGCGAACGTGGGGAAACGAAATGTGGGCGTCTGTTGGTGCGCTCGGCAAGTACCTAACGCGCGTTTGGTGGACGCGGCTCGGGCGTTCGCGCGATTGGCTGTTCCGCATCAAGATGAGTGACCCCGTTCGCACGATCATATGTGGCGCTAGTCTCAAGGTGAGGCCGTGAGTGATAGGCCTATTCCTTACGACTTCGCTACGTCGCGCCAGCCGGGTGGGCTCACGGTGCCGGGGCGCGAGTTTCTGCAATACGTTGCAACGACGCTCGCGGAATTGCAGGCGGCTATCGCTGCGGGGTTTCCGGTGACGAACACGGAAACTTACACGACGCCTGGCGCGTTCACGCATACGTGGTCGAGCGCAGCGGTCGGTGCGTGGGTAACGGTTGTCGGAGGTGGCGGCAGCGGGTCGGTGTTGGCTGCAAGCGGCGGCGGCGGTGGTGGCGGCGGGTCTGGCGAGATCGTCGGGCCGTTCTGGTATTCGCGTGCTGGCGCAGTGTCAACGGCCGGCGTCGTCGGCGCGGGTGGTGCGGCGCTCGACACGTCGTCGGCGACGGCCGGCAATGACGGCGTTGCGTCGTCGTTCGGCGCGGTTAGCGCGGCGCCGGGGGCTGGCGGCACAAGCGGCGGGAATGGCGGCGTAGGCGGTGCGCCGAGCAGCGCGAGTGCGCCGGCCGGAGGAACGGCAGGAGCGCCGCCGACGTCGGGAACGAGAGCGAACGTGCTCGGGCATCATGCGTCAACAGGGGCCGGCGGTGGCGGCGGATGCACGACGATCATATCGAGTGGTGGCGCTGGCGGATCATCGGGCACCGGGCAGAGTGGCGGCGCCGGGGGCGCGAGCAATCCTACCAATCGCGGCGGTGGTGGTGGAGGCGGTGGCGGATATGACGGCCCCGGGGGCGTCGGCGGTGACGGATCGGACACGACGGTAGTAGCGCCGGCGACGCCTGTCGCGGCTGGCGCCGGCGGCGGCGGAAGCGGAGAATACGGCAGCGGTAACGGCAAGTCTGGCGCAGGCGCGAATGGTGTTGTGATCGTTCAGGAGGTACTCGAATAATGCCGACTCTTGGACAGTTGGGACGCGCGAAGTCGGGGCTTTCGTCCGACGCGCTGTCGGAACTCTTGCGCCAGCGCGAACAGGCGCAGGCGAGCGGACAGGCCGAGCCTGGGCTGCGGGATATCTACCAGTACGTCAGCAATCAAGGCGCTGGATCGTTTTTCATCTCGCCGAACGAGCAGAACGGCGGCGAATCGGGGATGGGCAGTTCGGCGACTGTGCCATGGCAGACGATCTCGCACGGCGCAGGGGATAACGCGTGGACGGAGCAGATGCCGGGTGTCGATCCGAGGTTCGCGGGTGTTGTGCGATTCGCGTCGAACGCAGGACACAGCAACGAGGGTTCCGGTAGTTGGCGTGCGGAGGTGGACGGATCGAAATTGCCAACAACGCGATTCGGCGACGTAACGCGCACGGCCCCGGTTAACGCGCACACTCCGTTGTTCAATCCGGCGCTGGTGTACGACGATCCGCAATACGGACGCATTACGGACGCGCGCAACGTGCGGCCGGACAAGCTTAATCAGATGGTGGGAATGATGCTGCCGAGTCTTGCAATGGGCGGTATTGGCCTATTGGGTGCACCGGCGCTCGGGACGCAGTTAGTCGGATTGGCGCGCGCGCTCGGCAACGGCGGCAATGGTCTAGGAAATCTAATCGGCATTCTCGGCGGGCAGTTCGGGCTTCCGTCGTGGGCTACCTCGCTGGCGCAGTTGGGCGCGCGGCAGATCGGAGGGCGGTGATGGGCGACGAATTCGATATCTACGACCTGATCGGTGACGGAAACATGTTCGAGATTCCCGAGCAGGATGTATGGGACCTGATCGGTGATCCTGGCGCGCTCGGACTGGGCGGCGGGGAAGAAGGCGTCGATCCGTGGGACTTGATGGGCGATACGGGCGCGTTTGGACTCGGAGGCGATAGCGGCTTGTCGCTCGGCAGTATCGGCGGGTGGCTGTCGCAGATCGGCGGCGGCATGGGCATGAGCCCGCTCATGACGCTGTTGGGGCTCGGCGCGCTTGCTGGCGGCGGCATCAATCAGTACGGGAGCACGCGCGAGGCGACCGACGCAATGCTCGCGGCGAACAGGGATGCGCAGGCTCTCGTGCGCGAGCAGATGGGCAAGAACGAGCCGAGGTTCGCGCCGTGGACGGGCGCTGGGGCCGGCGCTGTCGGGCAGTTGTCGTCGATGCCTGCGTCGAACCTCGAGGCGTCATACGGTGGGCTTGCTGATCGGTATCGGCCGCTCGGCAGCGGGCGCGGCATGGTGCCGCAACAGCCGCGCAGTCTTGGCGGCATTGCGCGCGGAGGACGATGATGGCTGCGACTATTGGACAGTTGGGCGGGATGGGCCGGGCCGGCGGTATGAGGCCGAATACTCCACAGATGGACGCGCAGCGACTCGCCAATCGTGCAAATGCGCGCTCCATGTATGACCAGTTCGCGAACGCGGACGCGGCGACGCAATACGACATGCTCGGCCGTGGGCGCAACATCAACGCGCTGCGTAGCGGGTTCATGCAGGCGACTGGACAGGGCGGCGATGCGTTCAATGCCATCCTGAATCGCCTCGGCGGCGGGGCGCGGCCGGAAGCCGGTATGGCCGGCATCGGCGTGCCCCAATCTGGCGGCTCGATGACGCCCACCGGCGCGACGGCCCCGACGGCAGGAGGACTCGCTGGCCAGACTGGCGGCGCCGCGCAGAATGGCGGGCAAATGTACGCCGGAGGCTCGCCGAAATTCAACGAGTTCGGCGGAATGCTCGGCGGAACCGGCCCGGGCGGCGGGATGCCGCGAAGCAACGTGGGCGGTAACGCGAACGTCGGCTACGGGTTTGACGTGAAACAATACCTCGACCCGTCGATGCGCTACCAGATGGACGAGGCGCAGCGCGTACTCGAAAACAGCGCGGCCGCGCGCGGGGCGCTCAACAGCGGGCAAACGTTGCGCGACCTGACGCAGCTTGGCACGAACATGGCTGCGACGGACTGGAACAACGCATTCGGGCGTGCCGCGAATGTGCGCGACTTCACGGCCGGACTGGACCAGGCCGACCGCGCGTTCGACTACGGCGCTCGGCGCGACGACCGAAACTTCGACTACATGACGCGCACCGGAGATCGCGACTTCGACTATCGCCGCCTGTCGGACCTCGCGCGTATGG